AGATCCAGACGCGAGTACAAGCGGTACCTGGTCCAACTAGACAGAAAACAAAAACATAAAAAGATACGGACAGACTTTATGACTTTCGTCAAAGCCATGTGGCCGGATTTCATTGAGGGGTACCATCATAAAATTATTGCAGAAAAATTTAATAAAATAAAATCTGGAGAAATTAGGAGACTCATTGTGAATATGCCTCCAAGGCATACGAAATCTGAGTTTGCATCTTTCTTGCTTCCTGCGTGGATGATAGGAGGTCAACCAAAATTAAAAATTATTCAAGCAACTCACACAGCTGAACTTGCTGTAAGGTTTGGTCGTAAGGCTAAACACTTAATGGATAGTGAAGAGTATAAAGAAGTTTTTCCAACTAGACTTATGGAAGATAGCAAAGCCGCTGGTCGCTGGGAAACAGAACAAGGCGGCGAGTATTTCGCAGTTGGGGTTGAAGGTGCCGTAACCGGAAGGGGTGCGGACCTATTAATAATTGATGACCCACACTCTGAGCAAGATGCTATGTCCAAGAAAGCATTAGATAGAGCTTACGAATGGTACACCACAGGACCACGACAAAGACTTCAGCCTGGTGGAAGAATAGTTCTCGTTATGACTCGTTGGAATAAAGGAGATCTAACAGGACTCTTACAGAATGCTCAGAAAGAACCTAAAGCGGATCAATGGGAAGTAGTAGAGTTTCCTGCGATCATGCCATCCGGTAAACCTGTTTGGCCTGAGTACTGGGAACTAGAGCAATTAGAATCAGTTAAAGCTTCTGTTGCGCTTCCTAAATGGAATGCGCAGTATATGCAGAATCCAACTTCTGAAGAAGGAGCTTTGATTAAAAGGGAGTGGTGGAAGAAGTGGCCAGAAGATAGAGGCATTCCACATTGTGACTATGTTATACAATCTTACGATACCGCGTACTTGAAAAAAGAAACCGCTGACTTTAGTGCTATAACTACTTGGGGAGTTTTCCGCGAAAATGAAGACGCTAAACCGAGTATGATTTTACTCGATGCGGTTAAAGACAGATTCGAGTTTCCTGAACTAAGACGAGAGGCACTAAAATTATATAAATACTGGGAGCCTGAGATAGTTTTAATTGAAGCGAAAGCTGCTGGACTACCTTTGACATACGAATTAAGAAATATGGGTATCCCTGTTATTTCGTTTACACCTAGTCGTGGAAATGATAAACATAGTAGAGTTAATGCAGTTTCGCCGATGTTTGAAGCTGGACAGATTTGGGCTCCGACCCATCTGCAATTTGCACAAGAAGTCATGGAGGAATGTGCATCTTTTCCCTATGGCGAACATGACGACCTTGTGGATAGTACAACACAAGCCGTTATGAGATTTAGACAAGGAGGATTTCTGGGACACCCAGAAGATTACAAAGAAACTCCTCGTCCAACAGATTTTAAGGAGTACTATTAAACTATGAGTGAAATAAGAAAACAACTGACTATGAAAGCTGCTTCAGAGATTTTTAAACTCGCAGCTAAACTCAATATTAAGCCTAAAGATATTCTTGGCATGGGTGGAGATATTGTGAAAATGGGTAAAAGCTTATTCACTGAAAAAGTAAATCCGAAATTATTAAATTTTGTTGAAAAAAGGGGGGATGTCCCTCCAAAGATTCTTGAGGAAATAAAAGTTCATATTAGATCCTTGAAGAATGCTTCTGATAGCCAGATAGAATTATTCAAGATAAACTTAAAAGATATCGTGAACGCAAAAGGATTAAACACTATTCAAACAACGCCCGGTATGGGAGATTTATGGCCTAGACAAATTAAAAAAGTAGTTGAAAAAGTAGAGAAAGATTTTGCTTTAAAAAGATTTATAGACGCCGCACAAAAATCCAAGTCGCCAGTTGCTAGTGTCAAGCAACCAGCGACTAGCGTCAAGGATGCAGCTGAAGCTTTTAAAGGCTGGAAACCTACAGTTATTAAAGGCGGCAAAGATCCAAAATTTAGTGACGGTGGAGTTGCTAAACTCAATGCAGAATTAAACCAGCTTCCAGAATACTACTTGCCTATGGCAAATGGTGGTATAGCTAATCACTTCAGGAAGAAATAATGTACACACCTTGGTGGCAAAGATTAAGTAAGCCTACGTTCGCGGAACGGTTTGAGTTAGGTGGACTTGCGGGGAGAGTTAGGTTTGGTAAAGGTTCATCTCTTCCTCAATCCACAAAAGATTTAATTTTAAAATATAGAATTGAAAATAAATTGGGTTCACAAAAAATTTCTGACATTTTAAAAATAAATCATGGGATAACATTAGATCAATCGACTGTGGGTGGTGTATTAACTCAAGCTAAAAAAGATGGAGTACCTGGTGTGGAAATTGCTAAAAAAGATTTAGCTAGTACCATTGAGCAAAAAAAATGGACTAATCCTAAGGCTAGAAAAATTCATAACGTAGTTAGAAAAATAACTGATTTAGATAGAAGACAAAATCCAAATATACCTAAGAATGCAAAATATAGAATTGTATTTGCAGTTCCACAAGGTAAGACTACTAAAATTCCTGAGGAGTTTATTGGAGTTAAATATTTTGAAAATAAACTTGACGCTAATAAAGCTTTAAATAAAAGATTAAAAGCAGATTTTATAACTTCAGAAAATCCGGGTGCAGCTAAATTAAAAACACAACGAAAAAGAAGCGCGTGGTTAAAAAGAACAGCTCCTTTTTATCCCACAACAGGAGTTAAAGGAAAATTTCAATTTCACCACATTATGCCTATTGGAGGTAGCACCCCTTTAACTATAGACGATATTGCAATCATTAGTAAAGAGATGAATACAAAATTATCCGATGTAAATAAAAGATTAAATAATATAGCTGATGAAATTGATGAACTTTATAGAACTAAACCTAAAGGTTTTTTAAAAAGAGTAAAAAAATTAAATGATACTGCAGAAGAAATTGTAAAAAATAAAGTAAAATCTCTACCTAAAGAATATAAAAAATTAATTGGGTTCAACAGAGTAGACCCTGTAATAGTAGGAGGTAAAGTAAAAGATTATAAAATTACAAAAATTGGTGGAATAAATAAGGGAGGTAAAAAATTAGTTGATTTAAATAAACAAGAAACAATAGATCTCAAAAAGAAAATATTACAAAAATCAAAAGAGTTAGATATTGAAGATCAAAAATTTTTAAAAAAGGTTAAAAATGTTAGCGGTAAAGTTTTAAAAGCAACAGGTAAAGTTATTAGACCGGTTGGATATTTAATTGGGGCAAACGCTGTATTACAAGCTAAAGCACTGGCAGAAGAACAAGGTATAGATTTAAAACTCGTAGACTATTATGCAGCTTTAGAAATGGGAGACTCTAATGCAGCTTTTGATATGTGGAAAATGAGAAACGATCCAGAATTTGCTGCAGCAGAACGAGCTAAGACAATGGCAATACCTTTAGATGAAGGCACTTACGAAGTTATGGAAGAAAGTGTAGTAGAAAAAAAAGAACCAGAAACACCTAAGAAAGAAATAACAGGGGTAGATAATTATATAATAAATAGATTTAGCCCTCATGTATAAAAACCCAACCCTAGTCAAAAACATGAAAGATGTTAAATGGAAATCAATCCCACCTGTAAAGGGACCTGATCCTAGAGGCTTGATTAAAGATAAAAAACAGGATAAACCTATAATTTTGGAGAAAACAAATGGCAGAAATAGATAAGGGCTTACCTAACGTAAGACAATCAGTTCGAATACCCTCAGAACAAGAACAAGTAGAAGTAGCAACAGAATTAAAGGACTCTTTACCGTCTCCTGAAAACACGGAGATGATTGAAAATGAAGATGGTTCAGTAGATATTAGTTTTGACCCTGGTGGCGTGGCTCCTGAAGGAGGAGACGAGCATTTTGGAAATTTAGCTAATTTACTTCCAGATTCTATTTTAGATCCAGTAGGTTCAGAATTATATGGTAACTATACTGATTACAAAGAATCTAGAAAAGAATGGGAAAGATCGTACTCACAAGGGTTAGAATTATTAGGTTTTAAATTCGAACAAAGAACAAGACCTTTTCAAGGAGCTTCAGGGGCTACTCACCCAGTTTTAGCTGAAGCCGTTACACAGTTTCAAGCGCAAGCTTATAAAGAATTATTACCGGCTGATGGTCCGGTAAGATGTCAGGTCTTAGGAAGACCAAGCAGAGAAAAACAAGATCAATCGATGAGAGTTAAAAATTTCATGAACTATCAATTGATGGATGTCATGAAAGAGTTTGAACCAGAGTTTGATCAAATGTTATTCTATTTACC